CATTCCACTTACGTTTAGATCTTCTATGGTTATATAAGATGGCTTGGTTTTCACTATCTTATTAACTACTTGATTTATATAATTATCCCTTATGTTTGTAAATGTATTATGAAGTTTTTGTACCTTGGCTACTTGTTTTTGGATATTTTGTCTAGTAGCTTTCCCTCCTTCTTTTTTATTTCTTGTTTTTAAACTTTCATATTTCCTTGAAAGTTTTCTTTGTTCACGTTTTAATTTCTTTCCCAAATCCTTGACTTTTTTAGTTTTATTAATATTTTTAAATGGTTTATCAATGTTGCTAACTACCGCAAAGTATTTTACTCCTAAGTCAATACCTATCCCTTCATTGGTATTATTATTTAATACTTTTGTATCTTCATCTACCAATAACGAAACATAATACCTCCCTGCTTTATAAGAAATTGTTCCGCTTGTTACTTTTTTATTGGTTGGAATATAGCCTTTTTCTTTTAGTCGAACAAATCCTAATGTTGGTATTTTAACTCTATGTCGCTCTACAGTCCAATCAGTTTTATTATTTTTAGGGAAATAGGCTTTTACATTCTGGTTCTTTTTCTTCTTAAAACGTGGAAATTTACTCTTTCCATCAAAAAACCTTTTAAAAGCCTGTTCAGCATTCATAATTGATTGCTTTACCGCCTTACTGCCGACATCTTTAATCCATTTGTATTCAGGATTGTTAGGAATAAAATCATTGTTTAACCATTTAGAAAAATCCATTCCTGAAACAAATCTTTTTTCTTTTTCATAAATTTCTTTATTATGAGCAATGTAAAAATTGTAGACGTACCGACAAACGCCAATAGTTTTATGAATTTTCTGTTTTTGTTGTTGGGTGGGATTAATCTCTGTTTTGTAGGCTTTTAGCAATTTCTTCATCCTCCTTTATCTTAGTTTTATATTTTCTTAAACCATATATTTTACAAGAGAAAACATGAATAATTGAAATTAAATCCTGTATCATTTCTTCTTGTGGAGATAGACTTTCATTATTAACAATTATTAATTCTACTCCGTTTGATTTTAAAAACCTTTCAAACCATTCAAAACCAAATCTTATAAATCTATCTTTATGAGAAACAATAATTGTTTTTATTAAGCCTAACATACAATCTTCTAAAAGTTTATTCCATTTTTTACGATTGTAATTAAGCCCTGAACCAATATCTTCAAATATTTCATCAACTATTATACCTTTTGCATTAGCATATTGTTTTAAAAATTCAATCTGGTTTTTTAAATCATCTTTTTGTCCATTAGTTGAAACTCTTGTATAAATAATAGTTTTTCTTTTATCTTTATCTTGAACAATCTTACCTATATATTCAACATATTGATTATGGGTGTAATACCTTCTATTAGAAGGATTTCTAAAAGCCTTTAATTTTCCGTCTTTATCCCACCTCTGTAATGTTTTAACTGATACACCTAACATTTCTGCAAATTCATTTGGTTTATATGTGTTCATATACAAACACCTCCTGTCTATATATTACCACACATGACCATGTTTGTCAACATATTTTATTACAGTTATATCCTCCTTTGATTTTATATTTTAATTTAATTACTCTTTCCAAAATTCCCTTCACATTTCCATACTGACATAATACTATCCCATTTTCTTTCAATGTCAGTACTTTGACAGTGTGGACATTTAGCATTTGGCAATTCAGCTACTTTAATATTCAATTCAATTTCTCCACAATTTTTACAAGTGAATCTATAAATCATGTTTTAGCAATTCTCCTTTTCTATATTTTTTTATTATTCATAATATATTTTAACAGATTTTTGGCAAGAATTCTCCTATATTCTACAAGTGGGAGATGAATCGTCAATTATTGTTGTGATAGATAAATTCTATATGCTTGAAACTGATTTGCTTATAAGTTTTATTTGCAGCTGTAATATAGTTATCCCCCACATCCTTTATATAACAACTACCACTTTTCCCAAGTACCCTGACTTTGTCATTAAGATAAAACCCATTTTGATTACGTTATCTTTTTCTCGACTACAACAATAGTATCATTATGCCAACCGCCATGAGGAACTAATAAAATCTCAACTATTTCAAATCCATATTTCTTCCCTATTCCACCGCTGTTCCAACTGCAAGTAATAGCATATCCACCATTTTTAACTATTCTGCCTATTTCTACCTTTTGTTTACTCCAATAACTCGCTTGTGTAGTTTGCATATTTACAGTCATATTTAATTTTTTATAACATTCACTTACTTGCCTTGGCGAGTATGGTGGATCATATAGAATAGTATCAACAGAATCATTTTCAAACATCTTTAGAAAGTCTAGTGCATCTAAATGGTAGTCTGTATCATATTGTGTATCTAAATCATTGGTTATTGATGCAATTTTGTTGTTATTTGCAAATGGGTCAATTATCATACCAGAAGCATATTTATGTATTAATTCTTTAATGGGCTTGATATCAAACGTATTCTTATTAGGCATGTGCCATTGTCTTGTAATTTTTATATCGTAAACCTCCTTTATTTACTGTTTTATTTATTATTTATCAATAATAAGTTATCCTTTAAATCGTTTTATTTAAGAATAATAATTAAAAGCATGAATAATAATAAAACTCCAATTATTATTAAATCTCTACTATCTTCCATTATAATAAAATCTATTATCCATGTTTTAATCTTATTAAAAAGTTTAGTTGTATAAATCACTCTCGCTTTCTTCATAAACCCTAAAATCACAGAATCTAGCCACAGGAAGCCCACTGCTTTAGCTGTGTGGTTTATGACTTCTAATGCAATACTTCTTTATTATTTTTATCACACTCTTCACATAACTGATCTAATCTGCATTTACTGCAAATATAGTCAGGCAATAACTCTTCAACCTTATGTTCACATCCACAACATATACATTTTTTCATAAAACATCATCCTCCTTTTAACTTAATTACTTTTAACTTCCTTATTAGGTTTTTTTAACATAAAATTTACAATTCTCAATGTCTTCTTTTTTCATTTCTTTTATCTCTTTACTATTAGGAATACATAAGCAATTAGGCTTTTCGTTATAGTAATAAGAAATCAGCTTAGTACAGCTATAGCATTTTAACATAATATCAACTCCTTATAAGTTGTATAAATCAGGATAATATTTCTGTATTATTTTTGTGACTTCTTCAAGTTTTTCTTTTATAATTTTATAGTCAGTATTTTTATTGTCTATTCTTATGTCTATTTTATAATTATTTGTAATTCTAAACCAAAATCCTTTGTAATAAATACTTTTTGAAATTCCATAATCAATAAATTCTGGATTATCGGATAGCTTAAATTTAAAGTGTAGTTTTATATAGTCGTTATACAATTTATTAAATTTTTGATATTTGGGATATAAATGATCAGGTATGTATATATTGTTCATAGCTTTACCTCCTTTTTAGGAGAGAGGAAATTAATCCTCTCATTTTATAATTTAAATCCCTGTACTTCCAAACCCACCATTTCTATCTCCTTCAATATCTTTAATATTATCAATTTTATTAAATTTAATCTTAGGCACTTCTTGAAGTACTATTTGAGCTATCCTATCACCTTTTCTTATTTTATATGTTCCTTGTTTATTACCTTTTTCATCTATTAAATATTCTTTTCTAGGGTTGTAAACGGATGTATTAGTTATTATAACTCCAACGTCACCCCTATATTTCGAATCAACTGTACCCGGAGAATTACTTATCCTTAAAGGTGTTTTATATGATATTCCACTTCTTGGTCTTACTTGTATTTCATAGCCATCAGGTACAGCTACTTTAATTCCTGTCGGAATAATTTTAGTATCCATAGGTGTAATTATAATATCTTCTAGTGCATACACATCCATACCTGCATCACCTTCGTTGGCATATGTAGGCATTACTGCCCCTTCTGAAAGTTCAATAAATACTTCAATTTCTTTTCTCATAGTTTAACAATCTGCTACTCAAAATATGGACAAGCATACCCATATTGAGAAATTTCCTTGTTCATCGTGTCTGTCTTCGGATATTGCTACCCTACTAACATTTGGTTTAACACTCCAAAGGCTTAAATTCCCGACTAGCCATCGGTACATACGTATATTAGCTTGATTATGCTATCTTATACGTTTTTGCATTTGCAAGATTTATTGATGCATTTTTATCTCTATCAATCACACAACCACATTCTTTACAAATATATATTCTGTCTGATAGGTTAAGTGTTTTATCAATTGTTCCACATTTACTACACATTTTACTTGATGGATAAAACCTATCAACGA